GCCTTTTATACACAAACTTCGTTTTTTAGGGAAGGTAGATCTCCAAAAATGGCAGGACGCAGAGCAACCCCAAGCAACTTATTGGAAATGGGTAACAATGTTGCAAGGAAGACAAAAAAAGACATCGAAGATAGGCAGGCGATGTCTGTAGACTTGGGAAGTTTTTCTATAGAAATCCCAACGACATTACGGGGTCACCAAAAAGCAATGAAAAGATTTAAAGAGATAATTGAGCTCTATAATGATGGTGGTTTAATGCTTGTGACGTCCGCAGATATAGATATTTTGGTGGAATACTGTCTAGTTTTTGAACGAGTGCGTGATACTCATTTGATTCTTGATAGTTATAAAACAACTAAGGAACGATTAGCAGATCAGGATGAGTATATAAAGTGGTTAAACGCCCTTGATAAGCTCACATCTAAAATGATTAAATTAAGCGAGTATTTATACCTCAATCCTACAGCTAGAGCCAGAACGGGCGGGAAACTTCCAACAAAAAAAGAAGAATCTCCACTTGAACAAAAAGGATTCGGCGATTTATGAGTGATGTAATACCTAAAGAAATGATTGCAAAAATATTACAAGTCCCTGTCTCGTTTCTAGGCGTAAACTCTGACACCCTTGATGAAAAAAAGGCTGAAGAGTTTTTTGTAAGTGTAGCAAAAGAACCGTGGGAAAAAATTAGTGAAACTTAAAAACGCTCTTATCCAGTACTGTAAAAGAATAAGCAATAAAAAAATAGTAGCTTGCCAAAAACACATTTGGGCTTGTGAAAGATTTCTCTTGGATCTGGAGCGAGAAGGCACAGAAGATTTTCCATTTATATTTGTTGAATCGAGTGCTCAACGGTTTATAGATTGGTCTCGATTATTTAAGCACACAAAAGGTAAACTTGCTGGTAAAAAAATAGAGTTCGATATACTGCAAAAATTCAAGGGTGCTAATATTTACGGCTGGTATCATAAGGATACTGGTTACCGTAGATTTAAAAAAGTATATGATCAGCTTGCTCGTAAAAATGCTAAGTCTCAGTTTTGGAGTGTAGTCGCCAGTTACGAATTGATGGTATTTCTTAATGGGGAGTTATCAGAAGTATACTGCGCAGCAACAACAAAAGATCAAGCAAAGATTGTTTATGATGAAACTCGTATGATGTTAGAGCGTTGCCCTGATTTAAAAGGCAAGTGGAGAGAGGCGTATAGAAAAATTGATCATATAAAATCTAACTCTGTGCTAAAACCACTTTCGAAAGAAGACAAAAAATCAGGTGATGGTCTAAATCCTCAGTGTGGTATAATTGATGAGTACCACGCTCATTTAACAAGCGAGATCCTAGATGTCGTTGATTCTGGAATGGGTGCAAGACAAGAACCATTACTGGGAATAGTCACAACCGCAGGCTTTGACCTCAATAATCCATGTTACAGAGTAGAGTATAAAATTGCATCAAACATCCTAGACCCTGATAATGTTTTTGTACTAGAATGGGAATTTGTCATGATCTGTGAGCTCGAAGTGAATCAAACAAGTGACCCTATAGAAATTGATGGTAGAGTAGTTGCAGTTGGTGACCTTCTTGATGACATTAATGATGAATCGACATGGGTAAAAGCTAATCCTATCATTTGTTCATATCCAGAAGGTGTCGATAGTTTACGTGACAAACTCGCAGAGGCTAAAGTTTCCCCTGATAAAATGAGAAATTTCCTTACAAAGCACATGAATGTTTGGATTAATCAGAGAGAAGCGGGATTCTTGGATCTTCAGAAATGGAACGCTTGTGGAAATGATGAATTTGACTACAATAAATTACGTGGACAGTCGTGTTATATTGGTGTAGATTTATCGGCAAAAATAGATTTAACTAGTGTTTCTCTGGTATTTCCTCCAATCAACGGAGGCAAGTATAAAGTAGTTTCACATTCTTTTATTCCTGAATCGAGGCTTACAGAGCGTATACGTAAGGATCATATGCCTTTTGATAGCTGGGTATCAGATGGGTGGATTACTTGCACTGACGGAGAAGTTGTTGACTATAACACGGTAATGGAGTACATTATATGTAAGGTGGAAGAGTACGGCTGTTTTTGTGAGTCGTTTTGTGTAGACCCGTGGGCAGCAGTTCAATTAAGTAGTGATTTAATTGTGCGAGGTTATGAGGTCATAGATATACGGCAAGGAACGAAAACTCTTAGCGAACCCACAAAGGTCTTTCGAGAGGAAGTCTATAAAAATAATGTCGAACATGATAACAATCCAGTTTTAAGCTGGGCTTTTGGGAATGCGATAATTAAAGCTGATCAAAACGAGAATATAATGTTAGATAAACAAAAGAGTACAGAGAGAATTGACCCCGCCGCCGCAACTATGAACGCAATGGTTAGAGCTATCACCCATGACGCAAATTCAGGATACAACAACAGAGGAATGAGAGGCTTTGATGTCTAATCAACCAGGCATGATACGCCGAGTATTAAACGCAATACAAAACAAAACTGATTTTACTCGTTACTCAGAGGCCTTTTTAAATGGCGGAGATTTACAGCAAACAGACACTCAAATGATGAAGTACTCTGCTGTTTTTGCTTGTGTTCGTGTTATTTCTGAAGGTTATGCCAGTGTCACTATAAATGAATACAAAAGAAGCAAAAATGGTGATGACAGAGAAAAAACCAATGACACAGGACTTCTTGATTTACTAAAAAATGCCCCTAACGGATACATGAATGCATACAATTATCACGAAATGAGTATGGTTCAAATCAATACTGACGGTAATTTTTATGCACTTATAGACAGAGAAAACGGCAGAGTAGAGAGGTTAAGACCTGTTTTAAGTGTAACGCAGACTCTTGAAGATGGAGCTATTAAATACAAGCATAATGATATAACATACACAAGAGATGATATGTTTCACATGGTCGGCTTTTCTCCAGATGGAATACAGGGTTATTCTCCTTTAGAATATTTCTCAAGTATTGTAAAGGTTGGGCTAACATACCAAGAATTCAGTAAAAAGTTTTATAAAAACGGAGCTTTCCCTTCTGGTGTTTTCGAGCATGAGAAATTTTTAAATGAAGAAGCTTACAACAGATTACAAGAAGACATCAAGAAAAGGTATTCTGGCTTAATGAATGCTGGTACTCCAATGCTATTGGAAGATAGTTTAACATATAAACCGATTACTATAAAACCTGTTGACGCTCAATTATTGGAGTCGAAAAAGTTTCAAATAGAGGATATATGTCGAGTTTATCGTGTTCCTCTTCACATGGTTCAGAATTTAGACAGTGCAACATACAACAATATAGAACATTTATCGTTGTCTTTCTTAATGTATACCATGTTACCGCACTTTAGAAGAGCTGAAATGACTATAAATACACAGCTTTTGACAAAAAAACAGCGTGACGATGGGTATTATTTTGAGTTTAACATGGCTTCTTTACTCCGTGGGGATACAAAATCTATGGCTGAAGCGTTTGCCGCAGGAAGGCAATGGGGCTGGATGTCTGTAAATGACATCAGAAAACTGCTAAATATGAATAGTATTCCGAACGGTGACATCTATTTAGAGCCTTTAAATATGGGTGAAGCGGGTAAAAATGAAGCTGAGAATAAAAAAATGGTGAATGAGCTTAAAGAGTTAATAAAACAAAGTGAGGTTAGATAAATGCCTTTAAATTTGGTTAAAAATGAGAAAATTGTTAATACTTATGCACTGTATATTTATGGTGACATAAGCGAAGAGCAGTGGTGGGAGAGCGATGTAACCCCTAATATGGTAAATGAAGCACTTGCAAAGGCTGGAGACGCTGAACTTGTAGAAGTGTTTATTAACAGTTATGGTGGGAGTGTTTTTGCAGGCCATGCGATATATAACATACTCAAACGACACACAGCGTTAATACGTGTTTATGTTGACGGTATCGCTGCAAGTGCTGCAAGTGTGATTCTGCAGGCTGGAGACGAAAGAATCGTCGCCCCGAATGGGATTGTTATGATTCATAACCCTATGGGTGGCTCGTGGGGGTATGCAGAAGATATGCGCAAATACGCCGACACACTCGACACAATTAAAGGTACCATTGAAGATACATATCTCGAAAAAGTGAATATTGAACGTGACAAATTAATTGAGTTGATGGACGCGGAAACGTATATGAATGCTTCTGAAGCTGTAGAGATGGGGTTTGTAGACTCTGTTGTTGGTGAAAATGTAGCGATTCAGAATAAAAACGGAGAGATTGTCATCAATTCTGTAGCAGTTGATAAAAGAAGACATAAAAATATTTATAAAAATTCAGCAAAATTCAAAAACTACGAGCCTACGCCCGTTGTGGTTGACTACTCAGAGTTAGAGTTAGCAATTGCTGTAAATGAAGTAACTTTATTAGAAAGTGAGAGATTGTCTAATGTGGCAAACAATCATTACAAACGCCCTTAAGAAGCAAAAAGAGCTTCTTAACAAGGCGACAGAAGAAAAGCGTGGGCTTACCGAAGATGAAAAAGCGGATTTTGATAAGCTTACTAACAAAATTAATGAAGCTAAAGAAATGCAAGGGCTTGAAGGGGAAGTCCAAAATAATACCCCTGCACCACCGTCAACACCACAAGCACCAACAAACAGCGGTTCTGGAGTTCCTAGCGGTGCTCAGTCTGTACACGTAAAGAACAATGAACCTACTTGGAGAAACGGCATAGGTTCTGTGCTTAATGCTGTCGCAAAATCAAAAACTTCAGGTCAAATGGATCAACGGTTTGCCAATGCTGCGCAAGGTGGAAATGAAGTAGTACCTGAAGACGGCGGTTTTCTTGTCGGCGAAACAATGACAAAGGAAATTTTAAAACGTGTTTATGATAGTGCTGTAATCGCTGGACGTTGTCGCCGTCGCCCTGTTTCTGTGGGTAATAGATACGTTCAAAACTACATTAAAGAAACTTCTCGCGCTACTGGTAGCCGTATGGGTGGAATTAATGGATATTGGGTTGATGAAGCTGGAACTATTACAGCGAGTAAACCTGCATTAGGGCAAATTGATCTTAAATTATCAAAACTTGCTGGTATGTATTACGCAACTGAAGAATTAATTGCTGATTCTGCTGGGTTAGAGTCTGAAATCAATGGCTGGTTTGGTGATGAATTCGCGTGGTTACTTGATGAAGCGATTTTAAATGGTACTGGTGTCGGGCAACCTTCTGGAATTCTTGGAAGTAATGCAGTTGTTTCTATTGCTAAAGAATCAAACCAATCAACTAATACTATTGTATATGAAAATATACTTAAAATGTGGGCAAGAGCTTGGGCACGTGGTAGATCAAATTCAGTTTGGTTGATTAATCAAAATATCGAACCTGAATTATTTTCTATGGCTCAAACTGTTGGAACTGGTGGCGTACCTGTTTATCTTCCTGCAAATGGGATCTCTGGCTCTCCTTATAGTACACTTATGGGAAGACCTGTATTACCTGTTGAACAAGCTTCGACTCTTGGCACTAAAGGCGATATCATGCTTGTTGACCTTGATAGTTACTTGCTTATTGATAAAGCTGGTGAAGGTGTTAAAGGCGCCGAATCAATTCATGTTGCTTTTGCTACTGATGAAAAAGCTTTCCGTTTTACATATCGCGTAAACGGCCAACCAATTTGGCAGAGTGCTTTGACTTCTGCTAAGGGAACGGCTACATTATCACCATTTGTAACGCTCAATACTAGAGCTTAATTTAAGAAAGGAATTATAATATTATGAAATCATATAGTCATATTGTTAAGGGACTCGATCCTGTTGCAGACGCTTTTGCTGGGACAGTATCAACCGATGTTGTTTCATTAAAAAATCATGAAACTGTAGAGTTTTACATCTATAAAGGTGTTGGAGCAACTGGAACTTCTACGATTACAGTAGAAGCTTGTGATGATACAACACCAACAACTACAAGTGCTGTAGCTTTTAGATATCAAACTGTTGTAACTGACGATACACACAGTGCAATGACTGAAGCAACTGTTGCAGGTTTTGCAACAGTTGCGGGTAGTTCACAACTCTATAAAGTAAGCGTTGACGCTTCTGCGTTGGCTGTGTCTGGATATGAATATGTCCGTCTAAAAGCTGTTGAGGTTGTTGACAGTCCTGTGCTCGGTGGAATAATGATTGCTCTTTTGACTCCGCGTTTTGATCAAGCGGTTCAAGCAAGCGTAATTGATTAATCTTAATTCAGAAAAGGTAAAATTTAATTATGAGTGTTTTAGATAATTTACAAGGGTTGAGAAAATCGATTCTTGGAGCTCGTGTTGAAAGAGCTGATGCAAGTTTACCACAAACAGCGGCCGAGGCTCTTTTTACCGTAACTGGTGGAAAAGTCTTTATTACTGGAATTGTTGGTGAAGTTGGTACAGTTATTGAAACTCAAGCGAACAATACAAAATTGACAGCTAATCCTACAACGGGGACAAGTGTTGATATTTGTGCGGTTCTTAGTATTACAGCTGATGAGGCTGGTACTCTTTATAGTATCACGGGGACTCTTACTGACGCATTGGTAGGAACAACCGCTGGTGCTGTAGCGGCTCAAGCTAAAGGCGTGATTGTAAACGCTGGAACTATTGATCTTGATTGTGCAGCGTCAAACACTGGTACAATTGCATGGACAATATTTTATGTACCTCTTGATGATGGTGCAGCAATTGAAGCCGCGTAATTTTAAAGTAGTAACGGCTCCAGTAGCGGAGCCTGTTACTTCTTCCGATGTGAAGTTGTATTCACGCGTTGATACTAGTATTGAAGATACTCTTATTGATACGTGGATTGCTTCAGGGCGGATAACCGCAGAAGATTATCAGCACAGGGCATATATTACGCAAACACTAGAGTTGTCGTATGATTATTGGCCTGACACTGAGATTCTTCTCCCGCGTCCACCCGCTATTACTGTGAATAGTGTAAAATATTACGATACTGATAACGTTGAATATACTCTTGATTCGTCGAAATATTTTGTAGATGCGGATTCAACTCCAGCACGTATATCCCTTAATTATGGTGAAAGTTGGCCGTCTGTTACTTTACGACCGATAAAAGGGTTAGTTATTAATTATGATGCTGGATATGGTACGGCGAGCGATGTCCCTGACAGAATCAAAGATTCAATATATTTATATTGTGCTTATCGTTATGAAAATCGTATAGCTGAAGATGGTACAGTGCCACCAGCGTTTTACAACATTTTACAACCTGATCGCATAGAGGATAGATAGTGTTACTATCAAGGAGACCACGGAAAAGCTTAGCCTCTCAATGTCGCCACTATTGCAATATTGAAGAACGCCAATACGCTGATGATGGACAAGGTGGGTCTGTTGACATTTGGGCTGTTGTTTCTGAAAATGTACCAATGTCTTTGACTCCGCTTAATACTAGGCGTAAAGAAGAGTATAGAACTTTCAATATTAATGCTTCACATGAGGTTAAAATAAGGGGAGAGATTACTCTTGTTGAGTCTAATAACCAGATAACTTTCGGGACTCGTACTTTTGAAATAAAAACCATTGAAGATGTTCAAGAGCGTGGAATTGAATTAATTTGTATATGTTTGGAAAGGCGTGAATAATGACTTTTAGATTTGAATCATTTGTTGATGATGTTATGAGAGACATTGAAAAATCAGAAGAAAATTCAAGGCGGAAAGCTTTACAATATTCTGCTAAAAAAATGCGTAAGAATATTTCAAAACGAAGTGTTTCAACTTCTGGCGATTATCCCGGTAGACGGTCGGGCGGTTTGCGTAAAAGTATTAGATATAAATTAAAAACAGGGAAAAAAGGTGTAAGTTTTGTTGGGTCTACTGCTCCTCATGCTCATTTATTAGAGTTCGGACATGGTGATGGTAAAGAACAGAATAAACGCCCTTTTGTGAATAAAACATTATTAGAAGAAGAGCAAGAAATAATCAATATTTTGAGCACGGAGTATTTTTAAAATGGGTGTTACTGTTGAGGCTTCTATAATTAAACATTTGCGTACTGATTCCAATGTAACTCAATACGTAAATACTTTTAATGGTAGTCCTGCTATATTTAGCGATATAGCACCGCAGGAGGCTGAGAGAGTTTATCTTGTTTTAGATGTGCAGACTATACCGTCTGATAATTTGGCAGTTGATAATTTTTTAATAGATATAGATATTTACGGTGGGAAAAGTGACACTGTTAATATTAGAGCTTTAACTATGGCAGTTGAGTTTGCTATGGATAGAGAGATTTTAAATTGTGACCTATATAAAACAATAAGACTTTACAGAGAAACAAAAGGCTTTGTTGATAATAGAGATATAAAAATAGTTCATTATAATATGCAGATAAGTGGGCGTGGTTCGCGTTATGCTTGGATGCAGCAAATTGTGAGGTAAAAAATGGCGACATTAGCAGTAGAAAACATTACGCTAGATACTAGTTTGACTCCTACATATAATTCGGCGGCAGGCGGTGGAGATGATTTTGTAAATAATGGCAGAACATTTTTACATATTAAAAATGGTAGTGGTTCTCCTATTGTTGCGACTATTAATAGTTTGGTAAACTGTTCACAGGGATTTGACCACAATGTTGATATTACAATTCCTGCTGGTAGTGAAGAAATGTGTGGCCCGTTTAACACTGGACGGTTTAATGATAGTGATGGAAAAGTTGGTATCACGTATGATGGTGTTACGACGTTGACTGTAGCAGTAATTGCACTTGGTGTATAATAATTTAAATATAGGAGTTTAGAAAATGGGTAGACATCATGGAGTAAGTGCAGACACTTACAATAATATGATAATTGATAGTGGAGCTGTGTATGTTGGCTTTACTGATTTCTCTTCACCTGGAACACTACTGGGTGCAACACGTGGTGGGAATTCTTTCTCTATAGAGCAAGAAGTTAGAGAAATGGAAGCGGATGGAGCACACAGCCCAACAAAGGGGTCACGACGTATTACAAGAAGCGTTGGAAAACTTACTGTAAATTTCTTAGAGCATACTTTAACACAATTAAAATATGTGCTTCCAGCTTCGGTAAGTGCTGCGTTTGATACCGATTGGGATGCTATCACAAGAGACACTCAAATTGCTCTAGGTGATTATCTATCTGACATAACTTTAGTTGGTGAGATCTCTGGTACAACTGCTGGAGCTTGTGCTTTTAAATTAACAAATGCACTTTCTGATGGTAATCTTGAATTGTCTTTGACTGACAAAGAAGAGGGCGTTATTGCAGTGACGTTTACAGCACATCAAGACCCAACAGATTTAGATACCGAGCCTTGGACAATGTACTGGCCTAACACTTAGGATTAGAAAGAAGTAAACGATGACTATAGAAGTGCGAAAATTAAAAAGAAAAGATAGAGTTGTTTTAGCTCAATTAATTAAGAAATTTGCTGATGTGGCAGGCTCTGACTCTATTGTAAACATGGTTCCCCCGTCTAGCTCTAAGGGCGGTGATACTGAGGATACAGAAGAATCTAAGAAAGACGCAACGGCTGAAGTTTTAGAGACGGCATTTACTTTACTGGAGCAAATGTTGCAAGTAATAGAAGATGATGTTTCGGAGTGGTTTTGTAAATTGATTGGGGTAAGTAGGGAAGATTATGACGATCTTGCTTTTGATATTGAAGTCCAAATCATTGAGCAAATAGTATCACAAAAAGGGTTTACTGATTTTTTCTCAGTGGGCTCGCGAGTGCTCAACAAAATAAAGAGCTTAGTGAGCCCGTCCAAGAGTTAGAAGACTCGGTAAGGTTTAATGATAATCTTACTGAAGATCTTTTTGACGAGATGGAATATAAAGAAATTTTGTTTCGTGGTGGTTATCTTGCAAAAAGAAGAATCGCTACTTATGAAAATGGCATGAAGTTTGCCGCCTTCACAGGTTGGCAGGCTTTAAGGTCTCAAGGTTTTAAAGATAGTTATGAAAAATATCTTGTTGATTTAGGCTTGAAGAAAAAGAAAAAAGCTTCTAAAAAACAGTTAGAACTAGAGGAACGTATAGCGATGCAGACTGCAAACCGTATACTAAGAGAAGGGGCTACAGGTGGCAAGACCAGTATTTAGATTGTTTGGTATGATTGGGATTAGAGGTCTTGACAATGTACGTGAAGGCCTCGGGAGTGTCGATCAAAGAGCTAGACGACTACAAAGAACTTTAACTAGAACTAGTAGAACTCTTACAAGAATAGGCTCTAATCTAACTAAAAATTTAACCGTGCCACTTATTGCGGCAGGTGGTGCGGCGTTAAAATTTGGGGCTGATTTCGAGAACGCTATGACAAAATCATTAGCGATCATGGATAATGTAAATGATGAGACGCGAAAAAAGATGGAAGAGACCGCACTGCAAGTTTCTGAGACTACAACGGCAAGTGCTACTCAAGCAGCCGAAGCGTATTTTTTCTTAGCCTCTGCTGGTCTTAATGCAGCACAGTCTCTGCAAGCACTCCCAAAAGTCGCCAAATTTGCACAGGCTGGAAATTTTGATTTAGCACTAGCAACAGACTTATTAACGGATGCACAGTCAGCACTGGGGTTAAGTTCTAAAAATACAGGAAAAGCAATGCTGGGTATGGCTCGCGTGTCTGATGTATTAGTTAAAGCAAACACTTTAGCAAATGCAACTGTTGAGCAGTTTTCGGAGTCGCTCACAAATAAAGCAGGTGCGGCGCTAAGGATGGTGGGAAAAGAAGTAGAGGAAGGTGTAGCTGTTTTAAGTGCGTTCGCTAACCAGGGTAAAAAAGGCATGGAAGCTGGAGAGGCTTTAAATATTGTCTTAAGAGATCTACAAACAGCAAATATAAAAAACAAGAAAGCTTTTAAAGAGGCTGGTATTGCAGTATTTGATGGTGCTGGTGAAATGCGTAACATGGCAGACATAATTTTAGATCTTGAAAATAGATTATCTGGAATGTCTGACGAGCAAAAGCGTACAGAATTAGGATTGTTAGGTTTTCAAGATAGATCAATATCAGCAACTGCGGCACTTCTTGGAACGTCTGAAGCTATACGGAATTATGAAAAAGAATTAAAATCGGCTGGCGGGACGACTGATAGAGTCGCAAAGAAACAACTTGAATCTTTAAGTGCTCAAACAACAATTATCAGAAATAGATTACAAAATGTAGCTATTGCAGTGTCAGAGTCTTTGATACCTATTATTAAAGAGCATCTTTTGCCTGTCATTGAAAAATGGGTAGGGGCTATAAAACGGCTAGTCGATTGGTTTAATAGTTTGCCTAAAGAGGTGAAGACTCTTACTATAGCAATAGGATCGTTTCTTGTTGTCCTTGGGCCTACAACAATGTTTTTTGGAAAGCTTGTAGCCATTTTTAAAACTCTAGTGCCAGCTTTAGTCCTTGCAAGAAAAGGAATGATATTACTAAGTGCAGCAATGGCAGCAAACCCAGTAGGGGCGGTGATAGTTCTTATTTTAGGTCTTGTCACTGTAATGGGATTACTTAAAGATGAAAATGGGGAACTTAAAAAAAGTTTTCAAGATACATGGAGCGGTATAGCATCTCTTTTGGATGACACTATTGCTGAAATGAGAGTAAGTTTATTCGAGTTTGTGCGTGACGCTTTAAGATATGTGGGTGAGATGGGAAGTTTTATTCCAGGTTTCGGAGCAAAGATTAAAAAAGCTCGTCGCAATCTTCGTAGTATGATTAGCGAAGAAAGAACCGCTATAAGGCAAAAGCGGATTTACGCAAAAGAAGTCGAGCTTCAAAGCAAAGCAAATGACGCTCTTAGTAATTCCATAGATGCAGCAACAAAAGCTTTATCAAGCCTTATTGATAAACAAAAAGAGAAGACTAATTTAGTTATAGCAGATATCGAGGCCACAGAAAATGACGGTGACGCTGCAAAAGAATTATATGATAAAAAAATAGCACTAGAAGACCAGTGGAACGACAAAGTTTTACGGTCAATATTTACACGAAAACAACTGCTAGAATTTGAATATGAAGAGGCTTTGTTAAATGCTGATAAATTCGGAGCGGATAAAAATGATATAGAGCTTTATTATACTATTGAACGCATGAAAATGGCACAGGAGGAGGTTGATAAAAAATCCGCATTAGATAAAAAAGCAAAATCAGATAGAATAAAAAATATTAAAGATGTCGCAGATTTTACAGCTCAATCAATAGCAGAGATAGCCTCTTTGTTCTCACAATCTTACGGAATGCAAATAGAACGAGTCGAGGCAAAAAAACAAGCCGAAATTGACGCTATAAACAACTCTGTTATGAATGAAGAAGATAAAGCCAAGGCGATTAATAATATTGAAGAGGGTAGTGCTAAAAAAATAAAAGAGCTGAAAAGAAAACAAGCTATTGCAGAAAAAGCACAAGCCATTTTTAGTATTATAATGAGTACATCGAGGGCGATAATGCAAGCATTAGCACAGTTAGGCCCAATTGCAGGGGGTATTGCCGCAGGAGTTATTGGTGGAATAGGTATTGCTCAAACTGCGATTGTATCATCTAAACCAATCCCACTCGCAAAAGGTGGACTTGTCAAGAGAACAGCTGGCGGAGTCAATACAATTATCGGTGAAGGTAAAGAAGACGAAATGGTTTTACCGCTTAAAACGGGTGTTCTTCAATTAGCAGATTCATTATATAGTAAATTTAGAGATATGAGTCAAAACGGTTTGGGTGTTCCTGAGCTGGCTGGGTTTGGTGGTCGAGCGGTTGAAAATCATTGGCATATAGGAACACTTGTCGCTGATGATAACGGCATGAAAGAACTAGAACGACGACAGAGAAAATTCAGAGTTGAAGAAGATCAGCGGAGAGGACATGAAAGATAATGGCAGCGAATGATATATATATTGGTGAAACTGTTGGATCTCTTCAGTTGATGAGTGCATTAGGTAGAAAACTTAATATTAATAATATTATACTTTCTCGTGAGGATCGGACTGCTTCAGGTAGATTAGTACAAGACATAATCGCTACAAAAAAAGAGATCAATCTTAGATATAATGCTATTGATGGAAGTGACTTAACTATATATTTAGATTTGTTTGATCTTAATGACGAGCTGATTATTAGAATTTATACTAGCTCCAGCGTTTACAATGATTATACTGTTTTAATGTCCCCATTGAGCTATCAAAGAGTTTTAGCTACAGGGGATGGATTATGGGAAGGTGTCACTGTGACATTAAGAGAGGTGTAAAATGCAAAATGTAACACCAGCGTTTAACACTGCTGCCGAAGCTACGGTAAGGAATGTCGTTTCTAAAGTAGATATTGTATGGGCTTCTCCCTTTATTGATACAGCAGTTACAGCGGTAGCTAATGACGAAAACAGATTAACAAACACGCCACAGGTACACGACGGGACACGTAATATATTAGCACTCTGGGCACACCTTGACGGTGTGATAAAAGCCGATGGGACACATAACCCAATGCCTGGCAATCCTGACAACGCCCCATTTAATCAAGTTGGTTGGTACGGTGCGACAGAATGCAATGGCTCGAATGTTTGGGTTACTGATCCCGTTTTAACATTGACTTTTGACGCTAGACCAATACACGATTTATTAGTGGTTGGTGATAGTATGTATGATGAATATCCTGTTGACTTTGATGTTGATGTATACGAGGGAGTTACTCTCGTTTACACTGCAAATGTCACAGGAAATTCTGCCGTAGAATGGCACCTCGATGTAAGAGCTGAGGCTATTGATGATGCTACAAAAATGGTACTTACTATTACAAAGTGGAGTGCCCCAAATCGTATTGTTAAAATAGCCGAGTTCTATTCAATACTAAAAGAGACTTATGATGGTGATACAGTATCATCTATTAATTTACTTGAAGAAAGAATACTTGAAGATGGTTCATTGCCAATAGGTAACATTAGTGCAAACGAAGTTGATATATCGTTAAACAATATAGAAATCACAGTAAATGGTGTTGATATTATTGACCCGTTTTTCCCTGATAATCCGAATTCTCCTTACGATGACGTTCTCACGAAAAATAGAAAAATTGTGCCATACATCGGCTTTAAATTAGCTAATGATACTTTTGAGTATGTAAAATTGGGAACGTTTTGGACGGGAGATTGGCAAGTTAACGAACAAAGCCCCGTGGTAAATGTAGCTTGCCGTGATCGCATGGAATTACTAAGAAGAGCTGAATACAAAGGATCGTCGTTACTTATAGATACTACACTGTACGCTTTAGCAACTGAGGTTTTGACATCCGCAAGAGATGATATTCCAATGTTGGATATACAATGGGAAATTGATGTATCATTACAAAATTTCACATTACCCTATGCATGGTTTGGAAAAACTAATTATTTTGAAGCAATCCGATCAATTTCGGAGGCCTGTATGGGACAAGCTTATATGAATCGGGACGATGTTTTAATTATAGAAGGTCCAGAAGAAACTTATCAATCATAAAAAGGGGAAATCAATATGCCTATAACAAACAAAGAAGCTATAAAATTCTCAAATGAAAAACTACGAGTAGTCGCAGATTTGATGGCTCAACTATACAATATCGGAAAGAGCATGAATGATGAATGGACGGCGAGAGGGTTAGCGACAGTAATTCCTGATGATGCTGGTCAAATATTATATGATTCTGCATACGGTACTGATGGGACTGATGGGGATGGCCGCCCAGTTGTTACGGGGCAAGATTTACATAATATAGTGAGGGGTAACGCTGATTTTTTTGTAGCACTATTGGAGGCCAATAGTGATGAACGTCTTAACATGATTCTGAGTGTAGCAGTTAATACGAGAGGTTAAAATGGCGGATTATTATGTAAGGGCGACAGGTGGGAGTAACGGAAACTCTGGGACATCTTTTGGGGCTGGGTGGGCCACAATAGCTTATGCGATAACAAATACTACGAGTTTTGACAGAATTTTTTTATGTTCTGATGTATCAAATAAATTTAGTTTATCGGCTAGTATTACAAACTGGCCATATTCTCGAGAGTGGATAGGTGCAGATCTTATTGACGGCTCACCATACAATGGAACAGGTAGAGCATATTTAATAGCCAGTGTTCCGTTAGGGAATATGTGTTCTACCGCATACCATTCTAATATGCTTTGGCAGGATATTGATTTTGATGCTAACAGTCAGGCCAGTGTTGCGTTTAGTTTTCCCACATGGACTTCTACGATGCGAAATGCAGCTTTCGTAAACTGTGGGTTCCATGGCGGAACTGCTGACGGGGTCGTGCTTAATTGTACCGCATCAACAGCTAATGCTATTGATCCCGTCATGTTTTATGATTGCGATATTTATGATAACGCCCGTTACGGATTATATAATGTGTCAAGTGGTAGTTTTATCATGAGTAATTGCTCTATACATCATAATAATAGTTACAATTACTACGGGTTGGGTAACCCTGCTATTCATGCCATTTTTGACACTTGCAGGATATTTCGATCAGCAACAAATAGTGGTTTAGAGTTTCCAGGAGAAACACCTGTCACTATGGTGAACTGTGTTGTATACGATAACTTTAGTCACGGATTGGCCTTTACAGGGGCTACTTTTCGGGGAAATATTAGGAATACAATTTTTGCTAATAATGGCGGTTACGGGATAACTCAAACAGCCGGATTAAACAGCCCATGGTTTCACGGTGATTATAATTGTTTTTATTCTAATACCTCGGGAGCGTTAGGCACTACAATAAATAACGGTGTAATACCTGGAACTCATAATGTAATAGCTGATCCAACTTTTGTATCAATAGTTAATAATAGTGAGGATTTTACTTTATTAAGTGGCAGTCCTTGTCTTGATGTAGGGATTGGATTTGCAGGGGGTCAATAATGCCAAGCAATCACATTGGATCATGGCAAGGAAACGGAACCTTAAATGTAGGAGCATGGCAAGGGGGTGGAGCTGGGACAGTGCCTTTATTTATTACCGATCCTCTTAGTCAGACAATAGAAGCTGGTGAAACAGTATACTTTTCAGTCTCCGCAACGGGCACGGCTCCTATCACGTATCAATGGTATCGCAATGGGATTTTACAAGCGGGGGAAACTTCAACTACATACTCCTACGTTACAGCATTGAGTAATGATGGAGACACTGTATACTGTAAAGCAACAAACCTCATTGGGATCGTTGATAGTGGTATTGCAACACTTGATGTATATGAAGTCATTCCCTTAACGAGTCTGGATTATTACACAAGAGAACAGCCTACAAAATCAGAAGAACTTGTAAACCGTGTGGTAGTGACAACACAGCCATTAGTTGTTGCATCAGCTACAGAAGAATTATTTCAAATGTCTGAGGGTTTTACTCTTAACGACACAGAAACAAGAGATTTTATATTTTATTATAAAAAAATACCAGCTTTAGAAACTGGTGCGGTGACCACTTTTACAGATACTTCTGGTGGAGCTTTTACTATTACAACTGAAACTTATTATCCTTGGGGTGTTGAGTTGACAATTACTAATAATAGTGGTGTGGCGGGTGGAGCAAAAATTCAAATCGATGGTTATCCTATCGAAATTTCTGGGGAAGAATCTATCATTGAAGAGGCTACTCCTGAAATTAAATCTTACGGATTACAGGAATATATTTACCCTAAAAATCACTTGATTCAGTCGGGTGTTTTGGCGGGCTTAATTGCCTCTAATTTACTTACAAGTTATAAAACTATTCGTAAAGATACTTCTCTTGTGTGGCGTGGTAATCCAGCATTAGAGCTAGGTGATACTATAGAAGTTCCTGAGTATAAACGTGGAGCGACTGAGGTTTTAGGTAATTTTAAAATAATTAAAAATCAAATTTCGTACGATGGTACTTTACGAGAGACAACCAACGCTAGGAAGGTGTAATTTATGGCAACATGGACAACTCCAAAAACAAATTGGACTACTAACGATGGTATCGGCGACACAGATTTAAATCGTATAGAAGAAAATACAGAATATTTGTACGATCAAAACGACAACGTAGCTGGACATCTAAGGAATTATGTTAGTGGATTTACTGTAAATGCTAATAGTGGTAGCGAAGGCGTTTATGAAATCAGGGTTTCAGGTGGGATTTGGTCAGACTCAAACGGAAACTATGTGGATTGGGGTGGGGCTGAAATGGTAAAAACATTAAGTGCCACGGCGTGGACTGCTGGGGCTTCAGGGCAGGCACGTATTGACTCTGCAACATATACAACTAATGGGTGGTATTGGGTTTTTGCTCTGTACAATCCATCAACCAACGCCCATGACTTTGCTGTTGATGACGATATTACAGGAGCTAACTTAGGGCCTGCAGCTACCGCAGGGTATACTTTAAGCCGTCGCGTTTGTGCTGTTTTAACAACCACACATATTGCTGTGGCTGGAATTATGCCGATGCATTATGAGTCATATTTAAAAACTATAGAATATGCAGGGATTGCGACGTCTCGCTCTGTTTCAACAGCGTTGTCTGCTAACTTATCAACCCCAGTAACTCTAACACTACCGGGGGGAAACGACATGGTTCCGTGGGTGTCAGGGAATCCGTATGAAGACCGTGGGACTTTAGAGCTAGAGGTTGTGGTGTCTACGTCAACTAGAGTTACAATATGGCAGTCTGGACGGTTTGGAACAACTCATTATAGTGGTGTAGGCCCAAGGAGGTATTATGCAAGTTCTTCAGATATTCATGATTTTAAAATTGCTGGTGACGGGGGGACTATCCGAATGGAATCGACCAACGCCGCAACAGTAACGGTTATTATGAAATCTATGACATATAATACAGACGATTTAGTATAATAATTACCGAAGCTGGGTGTTTTTACGATCAAAGGATATCCAGCTTCCATACACTATTACAAACCCACTGTACGCATATTGTAGAAATATACCTACGTGTAATTTTCCATTGAATATCCAGCCCCTATTCCCCATTAAATCACAATGAGTATTGTAAATCCAGTGCTGTCTCCACATATTGATCAGCTCCCAGCTCATAGAGAATATTGCTACAAAAAATAATGTAATAACCATGTGTGTAATGTTAAGCTTT